AATTAAAAACAAGTAATCGTAATTTAAGAACATTATTAAATACTCTTAAATCTAGAGATATTCTTTGGGATAAAGATTGGAAATCATTTGTGAGTGGTTTAGTTAAAAATTTCTCAGGAACAGAACATGAATCTCTTATTAAAGATTATATTATTGATAAATTAAATATTGAATTTAATTTTATACAAGGAGGATTAAAAATAAAGGATCTTAAATTTGCCAATTAGTAATATTTATTATATATTATATTTCAAACAATTAAATTAAAAACAAAACAAAAATGAAAAAAGACATTATTTTAGCTGCTATCACAGCAGTATTAGTAGTATTTGCGTCATGCGCATCAGACAACAAAACAAATTCAGGTTTATTAGGTGGAGATTCAGCTATTATCTCAGCTGATACAACTACTGTTGATTCGTTAATCTATGAATCAATGGTTATTGATACTACTATTGATTCAGTAAACTAATTATAAAGTACCACGAAGCTTCCCATTAGAACAGCTCAAACGTAGTGGTCATGTAGTGGCACAAACGAATAGCCCAAGGTATAAGTTATAGTCACATCCCTCAGAAAGACTAGTAGACGTACTAGACACTGCTGAGGGTTTTCTCTGTTATTATGGATATAAACAAAATATTTGAACTATTTGAAAATAATGAAACTTTAAATGCTAAAAAACAAGTATTTAAAGATATTAATGAACATCCTCTGTTTTGGATCAATATGTTCACTCGAATTATACTAAATTATACTAATTCTAAATCAGCCCACTTAACGTTGTTTAAAACTATTTTCCCTGATTTAGACATAAATGACATTAGTAATGCTGGTGAGTATATTATATACACAAGATCTTACGTTTTTCTTAAACGTTTAGATATAAAGCGTGAACTTGATTTACAGGTTATACAAAATAATACAAATCCTGAGTTTTTAGTTGCGTTAGAATTATCTTTATCATATTATGAAAAATATGAAGAGTATGAGAAGTGTACTTTTATTTTACCAATTATTAACATTATTAAAGATAATTTATCTTAAGTTTGGCTAAATAAATATTCCCTCGTATATTCTTAATACGGGTTTAAGGGATTAAGAGACGGAAAGGTGAACGAGAGGATGAACGGATGAGTGAAACGGAGGAACATAACGGGGTAACATAACGGGATATAAACAAATTAAAAACAATATGAGATATAGAGAATTAACAACACGTAAATTAGAACACGTAGAAGGACAATTAAAAGCACTGAAGTTTATGGTGAATAGAGGAGAACCTATTCAAGAATTCATTAATAAACTTAATTATACTGAAGAAATTATTTCTGATGTGAAATCACTTATTCAACAAGAACCATTATCACCAGAAGAAGGATACGGATTACAATAATATGAATTTAACAGCTGAACAAATATCTGAAAACTGGGATAAATTAATGTCTAGAATAGACGCTTATATCTCAGAACCTCGTAGAACTAAACTTAAAGAGTTCTATCAAAAATATGCTGAACGTATTATGTTAATGCCAGCGGCTCATAAGAAAGAATATCATAATGCATTTCCAGGTGGATATGTAGAACATGTACTCCGAGTAATAGATAGCGCTATTGATATCAATAACATATGGATTAAATATGGAGTTGATACTAATACATATACTCTAGAAGAATTAGTATTCTCAGCTCTAAATCATGACTTAGGAAAAATGGGAGATGAGAACAACGAAGCTTATATTCCTCAAACTGATCAATGGAGAAAAGAAAAACTAGGTGAAGATTATAAATTCAATGATCGTTTAGAATTCATGTCAGTCCCAGATCGTGGATTATATCTATTGATGTCTCATGGTGTAACATTTACTAAGAACGAAATGTTAGCAATCAAATTACATGATGGTTTATATGATGACGCAAACAAACCATATTTAATTAATTTCATGCCAGAAACTAAACCACGTACTTCATTAATTTATATTTTACACCAAGCTGATTTATTAGCGGCTCGTGTTGAATTTGAACGTGAATGGTCACCTAAATTAAACAGTGATACACCAGTTTCTACACCTATTGTTAAATCTAAAGTTCCAGCTAAAACTAAAGCATTAGGTAGCATTAAAAGTGATAGTTTAAAAAACATGTTAGATAATTTATAATGGTTATAGCAATTAGTATATTAAGTGTTTTAGTCGTGATCCTAGGGTTCACGACTTTTAATCTTTTAAGAAAAAATGAAAAAGCTGAAGATATCATATTTTCTTATAAAGTATACATGGATAGTATCAATGAAGCTATTTATTTTACAGATAAAAAATTAAAAGAAATTGATGAAAAAGGTATGTTTAAAAGTGATGATGAAATTGGATTTTTCTTTATTAAAGTAAAAGAAATACAAAACATACTAAATCAATATAAGATTCCTAAATAATATGGCTAAACAAAAAAAGAAATCTATACCATATTTCACTTCAGAAACTGAGAAAGCTATTATATTATATAATAACACTAGTTCTATTAAAGAAAGAAGTAAAATTTATTATGAAAAAATACACCCAGCATTTTTTAAATTAACTGAGAATATTATTCATACCTTTAAATTTTATTATACTGAAGTAGATAATATTGAAGATTTACAACATGAAGTAATAATATTTTTATTATCTAAAATTCATCGTTTTAACCCAGATAATGGCGCTAAAGCCTACTCTTATTTTGGAACTATAGCTAAACGTTATCTTATTATAGACAACGCTAAAAACTATAAAAAACGAGTAGATAAAATTGAAATTGATAACATTAGTGAAGATGAAAAATTCTCATATACATTAGATGATAACACTAGTACTAATGATCAATTATATTGGTTTATAGATCAATATGTAGAGTATTGTACAAATAATATTTATAAATTGTTTCCTAAAGAAAATGATGCCAAAACAGCAGATGCTATTCTTGAATTATTTCGTAAACGTGAACATTTAGATATTTTTAACAAAAAAGCATTATATATTTACATTCGAGAAATTATAGATATAAAAACACCTAAAATCACTAAAATAGCTAATATTTTATATTCTATATTTAAAAACAGCTATTCCCATTATTTAGAATATGGGTATATAAAATTTAAATAGAATATATTTATCATAAATAAATGTTAATAAATATGAGCGAATTTGATAAAATTATATTTGGAAAAAAATCATTTTCAAATCTACTTGAAGAGATATATGATAACCAAAAGAAAAAATCACGCCAAATATCATCATTAATAGCTGAGTTAAAACCTCTTGTTCAAGAAATAAGTGATGCTACATTAATTGTTCCGTTAATTAAAGAATATTTAGAAATAGATGTTAAAAATGATGAACAATTAGTTAAAATAGCTACTATCATTCAAAGAACCATGAATAATTCAACATCCAATAATGATGGTGGATTTGGCATTTCAGAAGAAGAAAAAGCACAATTAATGGCTGAAATAGATAAAATTCAAAATAATGGCTAGATTTAGAGAAGGACAAAATGCTATAAATAATACATACAACCCTACACCATATGATAATGTATTAATTGATTTTAATCAAAAATTAGTTAACACATCTATTAAAGCGGTTAGGGTTAAAAGTATTATTCTTGATTCATCTCATCCTAGATACAATGAATTAGGTAAAGAAAACAGTATAGGTACTATAATATTTGATGATAATATAACATTATCAAATAAAAGTAATAATATTGAGTCGTTACCTTATGCTAGACCATTAAATTCAAATTTAAAAAAGTATCCGTTAATTAATGAAATAGTTTATATTTTCATTTTACCTTCAACTAACATTGGAGAAAATACAGTATTAAAACAAGCATATTATGTTGATATAATTTCATTATGGAATCATCCTCATCATAATGCTTATCCTGATATTCCGAATCAGCAACCTTTACCTCAACGAAAAAATTATAATGAATCAGAAATAGGTAGTACTAGTAAAATTATAAATGAACAATATGAAATTAATTTAGGTACTACTTTTAAAGAACGTTCAAATATACATCCATTATTACCGTTTGAAGGAGATGTAATCTTAGAAGGTAGATGGGGTAATAGTATTCGTTTTGGTTCAACAGTTCAAAATAAATCTAATAATTGGTCATCAGCTGGTAACAATGGTGACCCTATTGTTATTCTTAGAAATGGTCAATTATTTGATGCTTCTAATGAAGGATGGATACCTGTAGTTGAAGATATAAATAAAGATTTATCATCTATATACTTAACAAGTACTCAACAAGTACCTATAAAAGTAGCACAGTCTATATATAACAGTTATTCTGAACAGCCTATAAATCCAAATCAATATAAGGATAAACAAATAATACTTAATTCAGGACGTTTAATTTTAAATAGTAATAAAGACCATATATTGTTAAGCTCAGCTTTAACTATAGGATTTAATGCTATCAAGGGATTTAATTTTGATACTAAATCTAGTTTCATAATTGATGCTCCAATAATAAAATTAGGTGGAAAAGATGCTACTGAATCTGTTTTAAAAGGAGATACTACTATAAAACTATTCTCAGGATTAGTAGATCAATTAATAGCTTTAGCTACGGCTTTACAATCAGTAACTACACCTGCGGGTCCTGCAGTTGCTCCAGCAGCTACCCAGTTAATTCCATATTTAATTCAATTAAAAGCCGAATTAGAAACAACTACCAAATCAACAATAAGTAAAACACTATAATGGCTTTAGGAATAGATATAAATACAATCCAAAATGCTACCCCAAATAATTTAAAAAAACAGGGTATTGATAGATTATCAGATATTCTTATTAAAAAAGGTGAAGAAATAAAAACTCAAATTGAACCTAAATTAATACAAGAAATCAAAAATGCTAAAGATTCATCTTTATGTTCAAATCAAGAAAAATTAAATAACTTAATTCAAGTTAGAAATAATATTGTTGATAAGTTAAATAACATATCCCGTTTTTTAGACCAAACATCATCAGCTTTCGCCGGAGTAGCCACATTATTTGAACTACTATTATTAGTTAAAAATGTATTAACTGTAACTAAATTAGGTATAAATGTAGCTTCTAAATTCCTTCCTGTTGTAAATGGAGGTATAGTATCAGGTATTGATGATTTAAATACTGCTACTAATAGTATAACATTTGATAATTTAGGTAATCCACGTTTAGAAAAACTCCGTAACATCAGTGGTGGAGCAGCAATAGCTACATCGTTACTATCAGTTACTATAAAAGGTGTTATTTTATTATTAAATCAATTAGATACAGAATTAAATAGATGTTCTAATATAACTTTAACTCCTATTAATCAAAATTTAATAGATATAAGTAATCAAGCTATTGATGCTGAAAATAGTCCTAATGAAGCTATTTATGAAGGATTTATAATTCAAATAGAAACTGTACCTTTCTCAAACACAGTGAATCGTTTTAAAGCTATAGGTCTTAACTCAGAGGGTATAAAACTTATAGAAACACCATTATCATTCACAACAAATCAACAAACATTAATTGATGAACTTAAATTTATTATTGACAGAGATAATTTAAAAGCTAACTAATTAAATATTTATAATTATATGAAACCAACTGAATTTAAAAAAATAATCAAAGAAGCTGTAAAAGAAGCTATCCATGAAGAACTAAAAGACATTATTTTAGAAGCCGTTAAATCTCCTAAATCAACATCGATTGGGGTAGGTAGTGCTGGAGTAGTTAATGAAAACATAATACCATCATCTGAAAAACGTCAACGTTATATGGAAGTTTTAAATCAAACCGCAGGTTTAGACCCAGAAATGGGTACAATTAGTATGACAAGTGCTAATGTATTTAGACCTATGGCTGTGAATACTGCTGCTGAAGGTTCATCTTTACCACCAGGTGAAGTTGATATGAGTCAAATTATGGGATTATTAAGTAATAAATAATGGCATACGGAGCTAAAAAAATATTTCCTATTGATACAAAACCTAGAGTAGCCATAGGTGTGTCTATTCCTTTTAATCAACCAGGAGTATTTAGTTCAACATATGTCACTAAAGATTCTATTAAAACTAATTTAATCAATTACTTTTTAACTAATACAAATGAACGTTATTTAAATCCATCTTTAGGAGGCAATTTAAGAGCATTTATATTTGAACAGATAACATCAGGTAATATAGATTTTTTAAAAGAAGATATACAAACTCAAATACAAAAATTTTTTCCTAGTGTTATAGTTGATTCATTAAATATATTACAAAATCCCGATAATAATAGTATTACTGTAGAATTATATTATAGTATAGCTAACACAGGTATAACAGATAACTTACAAATTGAATTTCAATAAAAATGGCTGAAAATAGAGATATAAAATATATTAATAAGGATTTTAGTGAATTAAGACAAGCGTTAATAAATTTCACTAAAACATACTTTCCAACAACATATAATGACTTTAGTCCTACCTCACCAGGTATGGCTTTTATGGAAATGGCTGCTTATGTTGGAGATGTGTTATCTTTTTATCAAGATAATCAAATACAAGAAACATTTCTTCAATTCGCTCGCCAAACAAATAATTTATATGAATTAGCATATATGTTTGGTTATAAACCTAATGTAACAGGTGTAGCTACAGTTGACATTGATTTGTATCAACAAGTACCTACAATTACAAGTGGAAGTGTACAAGTACCTGATTTCTCATATGCTTTATATTTTGCTCCAAATTCATCATTTAGAACAATAGCAGCCAATCCTATAAATTTCTTAATACAAGATCCTGTTGATTTTAGTGTGTCAAGTTCAAATGATCCAACTGAAGTAACAGTTTATAGTGTTGTTGGAAATCAGCCAAATAGATTCTTATTAAAGAAAACTCGTAAAGGAATATCAGCTACTATTAATACTACTACATTTGCTTTTAGTGATCCAACACCATTTGCAACAATAGATATTAATGCTGATAATATAATTGGTATTTTAGATATAACTGATAGTGATGGTAATATATGGTATGAAGTTGATTATTTAGCTCAAGAAACTATATATAAACCAATAAAAAATACTAATGTTAATGATCCTAATGCTTATGTAAATAATGGAGATGCTCCTTATATTTTAAAATTAGAAAAAATACAAAGAAGATTTGCTACTCGTTTTATTGATGATACAACATTACAAGTGCAATTTGGTTCAGGTATAGCTTATGATAATGATGAAGAAATAACACCTAATCCATTTAATGTTGGTATAGGATTATTATCAGAACAAAATAAATTAACAACAGCATATTCACCATCAAATTTTATATTTACAAAAACATATGGTATAGCACCTTCAAATACAACATTAACTGTTAGATATTTAACTGGAGGAGGTATAGAATCAAATGTTCCTGCTAATTCAATTAATACTATAGTTAATACTCCTGTATTTTTAACTCCTAATTTAAATAGTGTAACTGCAGATTCAATTGTGAATTCAATAGCAGTGAATAATGCTTTAGCAGCAGATGGAGGACAAGACGGAGATACAGTAGAAGAAATAAGACAAAATTCTATAGGTAATTTTGCATCTCAACTTCGAAATGTAACAGCTGATGATTATTTAGTTAGAGCTTTAAGTTTACCATCTCAATATGGTGTAATAGCTAAAGCATATATTGAACCTGTTAAAGCACAAAATGTTTCTTCAGGTGAATTACCATCTACTTTAGATTTATATGTTCTATCATATGATAGTAATAGTAATTTAAGAGTATGTTCTAACACTTTAAAACAAAATTTATCAACATATTTATCACAATATAGAGTAATAGGAGATTCAGTTAGAATTAAAGATGGATTTATTATTAATATTGGTGTTAATTTTGAAATAGTAGTTCTTCCAGATTACAATAACAATGATGTTCTTTTAGCATGTATTAATTCTTTAAAAGAATATTTTGCTATAGATAAATGGTCTATAAATCAACCTATAATATTAAGAGATTTATACATTATTTTAAATCAAATAGATGGTGTACAAACTGTTAAAAATGTTAATATTGTGAATAAAGTTGGAACTAACTTAGGATACTCACAGTATGCTTATGATATTGAGGGTGCTACACAAACTAATGTAATATACCCTAGTTTAGATCCTTCTATATTTGAAATAAAATATCCATCATCAGATATATTAGGAAGAGTTGTTTCTTTATAATTTAAAATTAAAAACTATATATAATGGCTGTTTATAAAATATACCCATACAAAGATGCTACATTATATTCATTTTACCCATATGCCAATACAGGACTAGACTCTATTATTGAAGTAGGTAATGCTATAACATTTGAAGGTAATTCAAGTGTTTTTAGATTTTTATTAGCGTTTGATCAAGATGAAATTAATGATGTTATTAACAATAAAATTAGTAGCTCATTATGGCAATCTAATTTAAAATGTTATATAGCAAATGCTGAAGGAATAAGTTTTAATAGCACAGTATACGTTTATCCAGTATCTGGTTCTTGGGATAATGGTACAGGTAATTTTGGAGATAATCCAATAGTTAATGATGGTGTTAGTTGGGAATGGAGAACTTTTGAAAGTGGAAGTGCTTGGGAACAATCAAACTTTGGACCATATGCTACTGCTTCATTTATTGATACAAGTAAAGGAGGAGGAGTATGGCTTACAGGTTCTTCAAATACAAATTTAAATGTTGTTTCATCACAATCATTTGACATAAGAAGTAGTAAAGACTTTAATGTTGTAGTAACAGATATAGTTAAAGGATGGCATAGTTCATCTTTTAGTAATAATGGATTTATAGTTAAATGGGATGATTCAATTGAATTTTCAACATCAAGTTCAGTTCAACCTGATTTAAAATTCTTTTCAGTTGATACTAACACTATATACCCACCAGAATTAGAATTTAAATGGAGAGATTACCGTTTCAGTACTGGATCTTCATCTCAAACTATAATTACTACATCTCAACTTTATGCTTCAGTAACAGAAAATCCAGGATTTTTCTACCCAGAAAGTGTAAATAAATTTAGAGTAAATTGTAGACCTATGTATCCTGTTAGAACATATCAAACTTCTTCAGTTTATACTAATAATTTCTATTTACCAACATCTTCATATTACGCTATAAAGGATCTAGATACTAATGAATATATTATTGATTTTGATGATCAATATACTCAAATAAGTGCTGATAGTAATAGTAGTTATTTTACTTTATATATGAATGGTTTACAACCTGAACGTTATTATAAAATATTAATCAAAACTATTATAGATGGTAATACTGTAATATTAGACAATAACTATTATTTTAAAATAATTAATGGATAATGGATCAAGTAAATTTAAATAAAAACGTATTTGAAAAAAGACAATACCAAAAGGTAATTGATACTTCTTTCACACAACTTATTCCTCAAACTATTACTCCAATTGAAGAACAAACTATAACTATTGATCAATTTTTTAATTATTATAATCAATTATTTTTTGATATACCTAAACTTGGAGAAGTAAACTCTCATGAGTATCTTATAAAAACAAGTCAAGAATATGTTGGTTCAACTTTTCAATCTGATAATATCCAAGCATTGATTGATGAAGTAACATTTTTAAGACAACAAAACCTAGACCTACAACAACAACTTCAAATTATAAATAACAATTTACCAAATAATGGATAAAATAGTTAATATACAAAATTTAGACCCAACTACTTTAGAATTACAAACATATTCTACAGATGATCAAAACTTAATATCTAGTTTTGATTTAGAGAATTCTTTTACTTCTAGTGTAGATTATATAGAATATTCAATATATGATATTAATCAAAACTTATTATTGTATATAAATAATTTTACTAATTATTCATTATTAAATAATGTTCTTCAAATTAATCCTGAGCAAGATTTAAATCTATATGGATTTGATGAGGGCCAATATATAACAAATTATAGTTTTCTTAAAAATATATTAGGTTCAACTCAAAATAATAGATACTATATTTCAGAAATAAGCTCAGATAGAACTGAAATACGTTTAGATACTAATTTAATATCTAATGATATTGTTATAAATCAAACTAATAACTATAAAATTCAATTAGAACAATCACAATATTATAAAGATTTTTATTTAAATTTTAGTAATAATGATTTAGTTATAGCTAATAATGTATTGTTAGATAATTCAAATCCTGACAATCCAACAGTTCTAATAAAATTATATGAACCACTACCTACACAATTTGATTTAAAATCAGAATTATGGGTGGTAGAAACTATATCAGATCCGTTAACATATCAAATAGATATAACTTTAATATTTAATAATTTAGATAATAATATTCAATTAAACGGACCTAATTTTAATATTCCTATAAAAGATAGAATTAATAATTCTACTGAATTTGTTAATTTTAATAGTTTAAATAATACTACATCACAATATGGTACTTCTAGTTTACAATATCAATTAAATAGTATTTTAAATGAAAAAGGATTTGAAATAAATATAGATTATAATGACTATTCTAATTTTATATTTTTCTCATCAGCACAAACTAGATTAGAGAATTTCTACTATAAAATGTCTTTAATTGAAGAATATAGTAGATTATCAAATCAAAATATTACAGGTTCAGCTACTGGTTCATACTATGTATCTTCAAGTTTTGATATATATCAAACTAAAATAAATGATATTATAACTAAATTTGATGGTTATGAGTATTTCTTATATTATGAATCAGGTTCAAAATCATGGCCTAAAACTAATGTTGATATTCCTTATATTAATGCTTCTACAGGTTCAGCTTCAGTTCAATCATGGTTAACATTACAATATACTAGTGCTTCATATTATGATAATGATTTAAATCCAAACAATTTAATAAACACTATACCTAGTTATCTAAGAGATGATCCAGATAATAGTCAATATATTTTATTTGTTGAGATGATTGGTCAACATTTTGATAGTATTTGGGTTTATATTAAAGATATAACTAATAAATATAATGCTGATAATCGTTTAGATTATGGTGTATCTAAAGACTTAATATCAGATGTATTAAAAGATTTAGGTATTAAAATATATCAAAATAATTTTTCAACAGATGATTTATATAGTGCCTTTTTAGGTATTACACCTGGTGGTTCATTAGTTCCTCCAACTGGTAGTGAATTAATAACTAATTATATTTCAGCATCATTTAATCCATATGTACTTCCAGGATATGTTATTACAGATTATGTAAATGGACAACCAATTGTTGTTCCATTAGCTGATGTTAACGCTTCAATTTATAAACGTATTTACCATAATGTTCCTTATTTATTTAAGAAAAAAGGTACAGTTGAAGGTTTAAGAGCTTTAATAACATTATATGGTATTCCAGATACTATTTTAAGAATAAATGAATTTGGAGGTAAAAATAAAGACAATTCAAATGATTGGGATCAATGGCAAAATCAATTTGATTATGCTTTTGATACAGAAGGAACAAATTTTATATCATCTAGTTTTGTTTTAAATTCATCATGGTCATCATCTAATGGAGTACCTAATGCTGTTGAATTTAAATTTAATTCAAATCAACTTCCAACATCAGATATAACTCAAACATTAATTTCAGCTGATTCTACTTTAGTTTTAACATTAGATTATGCTGTTATACCTACTTCATCATATTCAGGTTCAACAACAGATCCATATTATGAATACGGAACTTTAACTTTATATCCTAATATTTCAGATTTAAATAATACAGCTAGTATTTACTTACCATTTTATAATAATGGTTGGTGGTCAGTATTATTAAATTATGATGCTAATACTAGTGATATTACTTTAGTAGCTAAAAATTATTTATATAATGGAGAAGATGGAAATCAAATAGGTTTCCAAAGTTCATCATCAGTTACAGATGTTTCAAATGAATGGGAACAATCAACTGTAATATATTTTGGTTATGATTCAGCTCAAACATATGATAATTATGATGGTTTATTACAAGAAATAAGATATTATACTAGACCTTTAAGTCAAAGTATTTTTGATGATTATGTAATGAATCCATACTCAATTGAATCAAGTGAATATTTAGCTTTTAGAGCCCCATTAGGAGGAGAATTATATTTAAATTCATCTTCAATTCATCCTAAAGTAACAGGTTCATGGGTTGCTACTTCATCATTTGTTTCTAATAGTAATTTTTCATTTGATGTTACTCCAACATTTACATCTTTTGTATCTAATACTAATACTATATTTTTAGATCAACCTTTAGCAGGTATAAGAAATATTGTTAATAATAAGATTAAAATAGCTCAAACTATTTTACCATCAGGAGATACATTATCACCTTATATTAGAACTCAACAAGAACTACCAGTAAGTGGTAGTTATACTAAAGATTTAAATTTATTAGAAGTAGCTTTATCTCCACAAAATGAGATAAATCAAGATATAATAAATCAATTAGGTTTCTTTAATATTGGAGAATTTATTGGTGACCCAAGACAATTAATAAGTACTAATACTTCATATCCTGATTTAGATACTTTAAGAAATGAATATTTTTCAAAATATACTCATAACTATAATTTAACAGATTATGTTCGTTTAATTAAATATTTTGATAATTCATTATTTAAAATGATTAAAGACTTTGTTCCAGCTAGAACAAGTTTATCATCAGGTATTGTAATTAAACAACATTTGTTAGAAAGAAATAGATATAGAGTACCTTCATCATCATACTCAGAACCATATTATACAGCATCAGTTCAATCTTTCCCTTATGGTTTTTATACTGGATCTATTTTTATTGATGCTATATCAAGTTCATATTCTGGATCACCAGTTGTTTTATTAACTACATCAAGTAGAGAATTAGCATCTGATCCTCTTACATATACTTTTACTCAAAATTATGATTTAGTATATATTTCTGGTTCATTTATAAACAATACTGGAACAGGAAATATAGTAAGAGTAGTTTATTATAATCCAAGTTATAATGAATTATATATAGATTATCCATCTGCTGTACCTGGTACTACATCTTCATTCTTTTTATCTCGATCTTTTAGTAATAGTGATCAATTATCTTTTTCATCAGATGCTCTTTTAGCTGGAGAAACATTAGATGTTTCTATATATACAACTGGTTCTATAATTTATAATACAGTTCAATCAAGTGCTTCTTCTCGTCATTATTTTACTCAATTATATAAAACAGAAGGTGGAAGTGCAGGAGTATATAATAATTTATCTACATCACCTTTAACACAATCATGGGTTGAAAATATACTTACACCATTAGGTATGACAACTCAAGTACATAATGATAAGAGTGAGTTTTTAACAGGTGAATTAAGCGGAAGTAATATTGTAGTGACTACTCAAAGTTTAGGTCCAACACCACTACCTTTTGAATTAGAATTAATTAAAGTAATTTCTGGATTTAGCTTAGTCACAAGTTATGATATACCATTTGAATTTAAATCAGATAAAGTATATTATATACAACTTAATATAGACAATACTGATACAATATTTTCAGCGGATGTCTATGCTTTTTGGTTTGGTACAGATCCTCTTGATATTGTATATGAAAATAATAATATTTTACCTTTAACATCAGTTAGTCCATTTATAAAAATTGAAAATGCTAAAACTAGTGTTTTAAGAATTGTTAATGCTTCATTATTTGTATCTCCAGATGTATCAATTCTTATTTTTGAAGCTCCTTTATCATTACCTAATCCGTTATTAAACAACGCTATTTCTACTAGACCTAGTACTAAATATCTTGATATAGATTATTCATCAGGTCAATTTATTCCTGTAAATCAACAAGCTATTTTATCAGGTTCAGCGACTAAAGCTATAACTCAAGATTATAACTGGAATGTTCGTAGAAGTACTTTACCAAGATATGATGGTAGTAAATTAACTGGAGCACAAATTAATGAATATAATATTGGTGATATTTCTTATGGTAAAGAACCTGTTATTGAATCATACACAGATATATTTGCTTATTTTGAATGGATAGGAAACGCATCTCCTGAAATATTTAATGCAGGTAATGTTAATATCACTAAATTAGTAAAATCAGATGGTACTGTAATTCCTTTACAATCATTACCATTAGGACAAAGAGTAACAGGTAGTTCAAATTTATTCACAGTTGAAACATTATTTAAACCTGGTGATAATGTAAAATTATATGACTTATCAAGCAGTATAAATAATTTATTACCTGCTTCATCTAATATTATTGATGCTGGTGGTTATTATGATACCGCATTGTATTTCTCAGGAAGTATAACAGATATACGTTTTTATGAAAACTTAATATCATATTCAAATCCAAAACCATATTGGAAAATAAATACAAGTAGTGAATTTCAATTTGTTCCAAATCAATTATTTACTTGGACTAATAAAACTTGGGAAGAAGATTCATTAATTAATGTGTTATCAATAGCTGGTTTTACGAAACCTAGTCTGTCAGTAATTTTTTATGATAATCCATCTACTTACTCTGATGTTGAATTCCAATTTAATACTAATTATTTTCCATTAGAAAAGTATGATATTGTAAGAATAGTTACTTCAAGTGCTAGTTTTGCTGAGTCAAATTTAAATTATGAACAAAGACAAATAAACACTGTAAACACATCATCAACTTCTTATACATTATATTCTCCATTTTCTAATATACTTTCTAGTACTGGAGCAGTGACTGGTTCATATGCTATTAGATTAATGAAGAAATTACATAGAGAAGATTTTGTTATAATAAGTAATATATCTTCTTCTGTAATAACTCAAGGATTATTAGTTCCACAGAATTATAATCCTACATTAGATCCATTAGAGATAGCGAGAAAAGCTAATCTAATATAAAATTTTAAAATATTATAATATTTATAACACGTAAAACATACATAAAAAATGGCATATTTAAATAACACAGTAGTAACAGTAGACGCTATATTAACAACAAAAGGTCGTGAACTTTTAGCTAAAAGTGATGGTAGTTTTAAAATTACACAATTCTCATTAGCAGATGATGAAATAGATTATACATTATATAATCCTTCACATCCATCAGGTTCAGCTTATTATGGTGAAGCAATTGAAAATTTACCTTTATTAGAAGCGTTTCCTCAAGAAACACAAATAATGAAATATAAATTAACTACTTTACCTCGTGGAACTTCAAAACTACCTATACTAGATTTAGGTTATTCATCAATAATTTTAAAACAAGGAGCTTCATTAGCTATTACACCTCAAACATTAAATTATTTAGGTGGTAATCAAACATTTGAATCATCAGGATACACAGCTACTATATCAGATGTTCGTTTAATGAAAACATTTAATGGTGTAGGAGTTAATACACCAGCTGCTCAAGCGTTAAATACATCTACAACAATAGGTACTAATGTATCTAAAACTGTAGTAGGTACAACAATTAATTTAACAGCTACAACAGTCAATACCTTATTTGGTTCAAATTCTCAACTATATGCTACTTTAACAGTAGAAGGTAGAGACAGTGGAGCTCGTTTAACTATTCCTATCACAGTAATTAAAGTACAATAATTAAAAAATAAATTATGTCATTCAAAAGATTAGACCAAGAAGATTTTATATTATCAGCTGATTCAATAACAGCACCATTATGGAGTACTAATGCTCCTTTATTAACAACATTTTTCACTTCTTCTACACAAGAAAATTCTACATCAGGATTATATTATTTAAGTGCTTATCAAACTGGTTCAGCCCTATCAGGTTCTGAAGTTCAATTTGATATAGCATATGCTAATAAATTTGGTAGTGGTAGTGCTTTATATAATAGTATAGCTTCAGTATCTAACTCACCTACTAAAACAATTTATGGTCAATATAGAGCATTAGTTTTAGGTGATGAAAATTCTGATTTTATATTTGGTAATATAACAGCTTCAGATTTTTGGGCACTTTCAGTTTCTAGAAATAGATATAAAGAATCATTATTTCCAGGTTCATTAACCTTAAAAATATCAGGTTCAGCTCGTTCAATTACTTTAACTGATGATTCTCAATATACTACTACTAATGTATTTACAGATGCAGGTAGAGTTTATAATTTAATATCAGGTTCAGCTGGAGTTTTAACTACATCAGCTGGTGATGTTCAAACAAATTCTCAAGGATGGTCAAAAGCATCAGGTTCATATGGTTGGTTCTTACCAGATATAGGAATAATTTTATTAAATGCTCAAGCATTAAGTGGTTCAGCATTAGGCGCTATAGGTTTATCACCAAGTAGAAGCAATAATTCTAATGGTTTAAATAATAGATTATTATTTAACGCTATAAGCGGTAGTGGTAATTTTACTTTAAATTCTCAAGAAACGGTTACATCAGATTATGTATTTGTTAGAGCTCGTAATAGTGAATTTAATTACTCAGAAAATCCAACATTTATATCAGGTTCAACAGGTGAAGTATTATACTCTGAATTTGTAAATAATCCTCAAGTATATTTCACAACTGTAGGTATGTACAATGATAATAATGAATTATTAGCTGTAGCTAAATTATCAAGACCATTAATTAAAGATTTTACTAAAGAAGCATTAATAAGAGTGAAACTTGATTTCTAACAAATGGGTGCTTACAAACAATTATTAGCTCAAGATATTATTATAACTCCATTTGAGGTGAACAAATTGTTCACCTTTAATGGGGCCTCTCAATTAACAGGTTCTAATGTTGGTATTGATAGATTTATTGGTAAGAATTTAACAGCTAGTTATCAAGGTAATATAGATATTTTTAATCCTAATAATGATCCTACAACAGGACAAATATCAACTCAATATCAACGATTAATATATAACTCAATAAAAGAATTATATTATTCAAATTATTTAAGTGGGAGTTATGGTTCATCTGTTTCTCAACCAGTTTTAATACCAGGTAATGATACTGAAGGAAATGTATTAGTAGGTGGTACTTATACACCATCATTTGATAATTATTTACAAACAACATTATCTTATCCTCATTATTTTCCAACTGAATCAAATACTATAATAGGGGTATTAGCAATACCATCTAGATTATTTGGAGATAATATTCAACCAAATAGTTTTTATTACAAAACATCTAATGGAACGTATATTGATGATGGACAAGGAAACCTTATTTCAGGTAGTGACATTGTAGGAAATATTGTATATCAACATGGTATGATAATATTAACTACTGGTAGTAATAGTGTTATTAATACTTTCGCGACAAGTTCAAATGTAACTTGTTCTTTTTCAAGCTCATATTCAATATATGAAACTCAATATAAATGTACAATTAGAGAAAATGAATTTAACTTTAGCCAAAATCCTACTTTATTATCCGGAAGTTCTGATGATACGTTATATGATTTTGCTACTGGTTCTTACTTTACTCCTTATATAACAACAGTAGGTTTATATGATGAACAACAAAATCTAGTAGCTATAGGTAAATTATCACAACCATTACCATCATCTAGAACCACAGATATGACAATATACATTAATATAGATAGATAATCATGAATTTAGTAGAACCAGTTATGACAGTTGAAGATTTAATCAATGATGAAAATTTCGACTCAACCCAATATGAAGGATATATTTATATGACTACATTTTTAAATTTAAATCGTAGTTATATAGGTAAAAAGAATTTTTTCCACACTACTAATGTTAAATTAGGTAAAAAAGAATTAGCAGCATTGCCTGTTACTCGTGGTAAAAAGCCAAGTAAAAAACAAGTAATAAAGGAAAGCGATTGGAAAACATATTATGGTTCATCAACTGAAGTTAAAGAGTTATTAAAAACAGAACCTAAAGATCGTATAATTAGAAGTGTTATACGTTTATGTAAATCAAAGAAAGAATTAACATATTTTGAATGTAAATATTTATTTCAATATGGTGTATTAGAAGATTCATCAAGATGGATTAATGACAATATATTAGGTAAATTTTATTCAAAAGATATATATTTATAACAAAATAACTACAATAATATGACAAAAATATTAAACGAGCAATTCAATAGAATGCTAAAATTAGCAGGTTTAATTACTGAAAATGAAATTAATGAAGAAAACTTAACCGAAAATAAATACATAGCTTCAGATTCTCCTGAAGTAACTGGATTTGAAGAAGAAAATAATAAAATAGTTGTTACTTTATCTAATGGTAATAAAGATGTAATTGAACCAAGAAATTTTGCTAATAAAGAAGCAGGATATAATAAATTTCTTGAGTTATTAAACACTATGAATACTGATCCTAATGCGAAACAAGTAGTAAATGATTACATAGAAATTAAAAGATTTAATGTGCTTAATACAAAAGACGTTACTAAACTTTTAGCTGATAATGGCATAGACGAAGAATATTTTACAGCCATGGGTGGTAAAGAAATTGAAGGAGGTTCAAATGAATGGATGGACACAATATCTGACATTACAGGTAAAGATGCCTATGAAGGTAACTTTAGTAAAAAAGATAATATGAAAATACAAACATTTATGAATCATTTAAATAGTTTAGGTATTAAAGTAATATAAAAGATATAAGTAAGCTTGGTTTTCCAAGCTTTCTTTTTTATATTATAATTAATGGTAAATCAACTATTAGTTACATTAATGAATTCTGTACTTAGTACAGGTAAATCAACAGCTAGAGGTAATTATGCTTATACTTGCCCTAAATGTAAACATCATAAACCTAAACTAGAAATATGTCTAGATGAAAATAGCCCTGATTTTCAAAAATTTGGATGTTGGGTATGTAAATTTAAAGGTAAAAAGCTAATAAATTTATTTAAAGCAATAGATGTACCTTCAGATAAAATACATGAACTGAAATCATTAGTTAAAACTGATGCTATTATTGATAAACAAATAGTTAGTGAACAAGTTAAATTACCTGAAGAATATCAACATGTGTTAAACAATCCATCTCATGCTGCTAAACGAGCATTAGCTTATTTAAAAAATAGAGGTTTAACAGAAGATGATATATTTAAATATAATATAGGTTATTGTGAAACAGGAAAATACTCAGATATGATTATTATTCCTTCATATGATGAATCTGGTACTTTAAATTATTTTGTTGGTAGAAGTTATTTACCTGAATCAAATAGAAAACTCAATCCAGATGTATCACGTAATATAATACCTTTTGAAATATTTATAAATTGGAATTCACCAATCATACTATGTGAAGGTATGTTTGATGCTATTTCAATTAAACGTAATGCTATTCCATTGTTAGGTAAAAATATACAATCAAAGTTAATGTCTAAAATAGTTTCATCTACTGTTAAAAAAGTATACATAGCCTTAGATAAAGACGCTATTAAACAAGCACTTGATTTCTGTGAACAATTAATTAATGAAGGTAAAACAGTACATTTAATAGAATTAGAAGATAAAGACCCAAATGAAATGGGTTTTAGATCTTTTATTAAATTACTATACAGTTCAACTCCTCTAACATACTCAGATTTGTTAGAGAAAAAACTATTATTATGAGTCAAATAAAACACTCTTACAATCGAATCCTAGAAATATCTGATGATCATAAACAGATAACTTTACCTGATTCAAGATATTACCGTCGTAATGGTAATTATTATCCAAGTGTAACTTATGTATTAAATTATTATCCTAAAGGAAAATTTTTTGAAGATTGGTTAAAAAAAGTAGGTTACTCATCTGAGTATATTGTTAAAAAAGCAGCCGAAGAAGGTACTCAAGTCCATGAAATGATTGAAGAGTATTTAAATGGTAATGAACTTAATTTCTTAAACCAATATGGTAACCCACAATATAGTCCTGATATATGGTTAATGTTTTTACGATTTGTAGAATTTTGGGAAACATATAATCCTAAATTAATTGAGACTGAAGTTCATTTATTTTCAGATGAGTTAAAAGTAGCAGGTACATGTGATTTAATCTGTGAGATTAATGGTAAATTATGGTTAATTGATTTTAAAACATCAAATCATATTCAACCAACATATGAATTACAAACAGCTGTTTATGGTCAATGTTATAAAGAATGTTTTGGTAAACCAATTGATAATTATGGTATATTATGGTTAAAATCAACTAAACGTAAATTAAATAAAGAAAAAATGTCTGGTAAAGGATGGGAAATAGTAATACCTGAACGTTCACATGAAGAAAACATAGACATATTTAAAACCGTGAAACGTTTATTTGATTTAGAAAATCCAAAAGATGCCCCAGTTTTCACTGAATTTAAAACATCTGCTAAACGAGAATTATAATTTTATTTTTTATCAATATTTATAAGAGACTTGGCATCCCCAAGTTTCTTTATTATATTTACACTGATGATAAAATTATTAGAATTATTAAAAGAAATTTCCCAAAATAAAATGGTGGTCATGGCTGGTGGAGCAGGGGCAGGGAAATCATATCTACTTAATAAAGTAAAATCAAAAGTTCCAGATATCAAAATTCTTAACCCAGATACATACATTGAAGACAAAAATAGTCCAATGTATAATAGCTTAACAAAAGCATCAGCTCAAATTGATGATGTTGATGTACCTGACGCTATAAGTAAAGGAGAATCATTTATTTGGGACACAACAGCATCAAACGCTGCTAAAATGTTAGGTGGAGAATATCGCCGTAAACAAGTTAAAGGTATATTAAATACTGAAGGCTATGATGAAATGATGGTAATGGTTTATACACATCCTATAGTGTCATTTTTACGTAATTTTAAACGTGAACGTAAAGTACCTACAGTTGGAGTATTATCAACATGGAATAATGTTTATGGTAATATAGAAGCATATAAAAATAAGTTAGGTGATAATTTTATATTATATCAAGCGCCTGATAAAGAATTTCAAACACAAATTGATGATTTTAATAACGCTATCAAAAGTGGTAAATTAAAAGAATTTTTTGAAAGTTTATTATCATCAGGTGAATTTAAATCAACATTTAGAAAAGATAAACCTGAATTACAATCTCCAGAAGAAAAAGAAAAAGCTGAAAAAGCTAAAGCTCAATCAAAAGCATTATTAGATACTCAAATTGATAAACTTCAAAAAGAATTTAATAACATTGAAAGTAAAGTTAAAGGTTCTATCACTACTGATGAAAATGAAGTAATAAGTAAAATAGTTAATTTCGTAAAATGAGTTTAGGTAAATATTTAGCTGAAATAATAATTGAACCTACTCCTAAAAAAGTAGCTTTATATCCAGGAGCATTCAAACCACCTCATAGAGGTCATTTTGAATTAGTACAACGCTTATCTAAAGTAGCGGATGAAGTACTAGTAATTATTTCACCTATTGCTCGTGAAGGTATAACAGCACAGCAGTCATTATCGGCTTGGAAATTATATTTACCTTTATTACCTAAAGCTAAATTAGTTATTTCAGATACATCATCACCAGTATCATATGTTTATGATTATATAAAATCTAATCCACAACAAGATATAGTGGTTGCATTTGGTAAAGGTGAAGAAAAACGCTATAACGCGCTTTTAAACAAAGAAAAATATTCAAACGTTAAAATATATGACGCTGGTAATATAGGCGGTTTATCCGCATCTGACTTACGTAATTCTATTAAGTCTAATAATCCAACTGATATAGCTAAATTTTTACCTCAAGGTATTGAAGTAGCAGATTATATGAATGCTTTAGATTTAAGTTTAAGAACTGAACCTCCGTTTAATTCAATAACTGAAAATCAAGATTTAGATTTTTATGAAGCGTTATTATCTTTAACAAAATATTATATAAATAATGGATATAATGTTTATCCATTACCTAAAATAATTATTAATAATGACACTAAAAATGCTGCTAAAGTATTAGGTAAAACAGCATATTATGACCCAGCAAATAAATCAATAACTTTATACATAACTGGGAGACATCCAAAAGATATATTAAGATCATTTTCACATGAAATGATTCACCATATACAAAATTTAGAAAATAGATTAAATAATATTAATACTACTAATACTAATGAAGATGATTATTTAAGTCAACTTGAACAAGAAGCATACTTAAATGGTAATATGATTCTTAGAAATTGGGAAGATAGTATTAAAAATAATACAGTTATGAATGAACAAAAAGAAAAATCAAAATACATAATATTCTGTGATATGGATGGAGTATTAGTAGATTTTGAAAAAGGTTATGAAGATTTAACAGGATTACATACCAAACATGTTGATGTACAAGACAGTAATGAATTTTGGAATAAATTTAGATTATCACTTGAAGAAAAAGGTATGACTGAATATGATTATTGGGTAAATCTAGAATGGATGTCTGATGGTAAACAATTATGGGATTATATAAAACCATATAATCCATATGTATTAACTGCTCCATCTCGTGACCCAGGTTCAAAACAAGGTAAAAAACAATGGGTTGAACAGTTGGATAATATGAAAAATATATATTTCCGCGCTGCTCAAAATAAACCTGATTTCTCAGGAAAAAATCGCATACTTATTGATGACCGAGCTGATACTATTGAAAAATGGAACGCTAATGGTGGAATAGGTATATTACATACATCTACTGAAAATACAATTGAACAACTTAAAAAACTAGGATTATAATGAAAAAAATATTTGAACAAGACTCACCTGAACAAGAACCATCAGGTTTTTCAGCTATGAAAGCTGAATATGATATAGTGGTTACACCTAAAAAATCAATAGATGATACTATTGCTGCTTTTAATAACATTGATAATTATGGAATGTATGTTTCAAATATCAGAAATACAGGTGTTAATAAAGCTGAAATTAATAAAGCTATAGAAGATTATTTTGGACCAAATATTCCTTCTAAACGTAAATCAATTGAAAAACAAACAGGTAAATTATTTCCTATTAAAACAAAACAAGCTATAGATGATTTTATTAAGTCATTTAATTCAAAGCCTAATTTGTTAAAATTTGTTGTTAAAGATGACATGTTGATTTTCCCACAGAAAAATAATCCAACTAAAGATGTAACTAAAAAAATAATCAAAACTGTATTAAATAATGCAGGAATAGATTATACAGTTAAAGAAAAAGAAACAACTATGGAATCTAAAGATATTAAATCATTAAAAGAAGAATTAATATCTAAAATATACAAAAAATTAATCTAACATATAATGTTAAATAAAGAGTTTCAAAAAAAAGACGTCCAACGTCTTCGTAACCTTGTAAAAGGTAAATACGGAGATAAAACAACAGTTGGAGTAGGTTATTCAAAAAAATATGAACATCATGAAGAAGGTGATATTTGGGAAGAGAACGGTAGACAATGGACTATTAAAAATGGTATAAAACAAAATGTTACTAAATTAGATTTAGCTAAAGATGCTCATGTTTTACCATTATTATGTCCTAAGTGTACTAAACCAATGAAAACACATATTGATAAACCTTTTTATCAGGTACATAAAATGTGTTTAAATTGTGTCACTGAATTTGAAACAAAACTTAAAATAGAGGGTAAATGGGAAGATTATCAAAAACAAATGTATAATAATGCCATTAATAATCTCATAAATGATTTTAAGGATTGGGCTGATGATGAATTAAAAGAAAACAATAAATCAATTTCAACAGAAGATGGTGTTATTGAGAATTGGATTGGTGGTAATAAAGATAAACTAAAGAAAAACATTGATGATTCATTAAAGTATTTAGAAGATCTTAAAAATAACTCGACAGATTCGTAGCGTAGCTACTATGTTTCACCTAATAAAATAAATATGGACCGTGATCGACAATCAAGAAAAAATAAAAAATCTCGAACTATTAAGCCAAATAATATTAATGGTTGGTATGTTCTTCAATCCATTAGGATTCGATATCCTTTTTTACTTAGTCATGAGTTTAACCAATTCATATCTGATTACAACACTTCTTTTTTACCTGGCGTCAGCTTGTTGCTTTGGTGGGTATTTCTTCTTGCGTAGAAAATTAAAGAATAATAAGTCTTAACATATTTATACCATATAATATAATCATAATGGAACAATTTAAAAGAATGCAGCAATTAGCTGGTTTAATTACTGAAGGTATGGAAGCATACGAATATGAAAAAGGTAAAGAAGCTGGTGAAAAAGCTGAAAAGAAAAAAATGAAAAAATCTGAATTAAAAAAGCAGATTAAAGAAATGATATTAGCTGAAATGAATATTGATTTATCTAATGATGATAAATTTTATGATTTCTTAGCTGAAGGAGAATTAACAGCTGATTCATTATATAAGATGTTTGAAAAAGAAGATCTAATTGATGATAGACGTGAATATGATGAAGAAGATTTAATGGCTGCTTACCCTGGTTTATCTCAATCTGAAGCTGAAAAATTAGTAAATAAAATATCAGATGGACTAAATGAAGCTAAGAAAAAGAAAGATGAAGAAGTAGCGGATGTAGAAATAGACGCTAATGTTGATATGGGTAATGAAATGGACATGGGTACTGAAATGGATACTACATCAGTTCCAGCTGCATCAGATGTTCAAAAAGAATTAATGGACGCGTTAGAAGCAGCTAAAGCATCAGGAGATGAAAAATTAATTCGTCAAATTGGAAATGCTTTAACTTATTTTACTCGTAGTCAAGTATCTAAAGAAGAAGTTCCAACAATGAATGAACAATTAAGTACAGATGCTATAGAACAATTAGAAAATTTAGCTAATATGGAAGATTTAGGTGTATTAAAAGCCAAACTTCGTATTTTATCTTCAGACTGGATGCAAGAGGGATTTGATAGAGAAGATATTATTGAATATATAGCTGATTTTATTAATAAAATATAAACAAATGAAACAAGAATTATTTGAAAACATGCAACAAACATGGAATATGTTTGTAGCAGAGCATAATGGTAAAACTAAAGTAGCTCAGGGTCGCGCTAGAAAATTAGCAAGTGAATTAAAAAAATTAGCTACTGAATATAAAAAAGCTTCAGTTGCTGAAGCAAAAGCATAATTATGAAAAAATCAGATTTTATTAAATTAGTAACTGAAATACTTTCAGGCAAATTAAATGAAGAATTTAATCCAGCAGATAAAATAACTCTAGATGTTCCGTTATTTATTCGTTTGTTAGAATATGCTCGTGAAGATGCTAAAACAGATATGGATTTACATAATGTAACTGAAAAAGTAATCTCATTAAGTACTGAAGATAAAATTTTAACAATGAGTGATTATAATAATATAGTTACTGCAAATAAAGAAAACATGAATGAAATATATACTTCTAGATTAGAAAAAATTGCTAATGAAATAAGAGCTAAATTTCCTAATCAAGGTTCATATGATCCTGGTGAATTATTTGATGAATACAAAGGTGAATATAATTTAACACCAGAAGAAGAAAGATTAGTTTACATGTTCATTAGAGATAAAGAAAATGCTGAATTAGCTGAATCAACACTTGGTGAAAAGAAATTAACACCAGCTGAAATGAAAAAGCGTGAAGAAATAGTTAAATCAATGAAAAGTACTTTTAAAGGCCCTAAAGCAGCTATGTATGCAATAGCAACTGATAAAGCTAAAAAAGTAGCTGAAGATTTAGATATTGGTCATCAAGATGATGAACCAGATATGTTAAAAGCTGATGTAGCTAGAATAGCTGAATATGCTAATGCTTTATATCAAATGTTAGATAAATTTGATAAAATGCCTGGCGAAGTAGATTTCCCAGATTGGTGGCAGCAAAAAATTCATATAGCTGCTGAAAACATGGATAAAGCTAAACATTATTTAGAATTTGAAATGAAACAACCAGCTATGGATAATATTTCATCAATCAATATAGATGCTTTAACAGAAGTTATTATCACTAGATTAAAATCTAAGAAAAAATAATGACTAAACAAGAATTAATAGATAAAATTAAGTCAATCGCTAAAAGTAAATACAATAAACAAATTGAATTTACTTCAGGCGGTAGAACAAACGTTATTGCTAAATATCCAAGTGTAAATGATGTTTTAGTTGATTTAATGACAGAACAATATGAAATATTTGTTACTGGCGTTGAATGGGTAGCTCCAAAACCAACAACATTTAGAGTGATGTTAGCTAATGGTGATTATTTCTTTTTAACTCATACTGATAGAAGTTGGATAGCACAAATAGAAGGTAAAAATTTTTATTTATTAAATTTAAGTGAAAGAATAGATGCTATGAATGCTATATCTCGTGTATTAAGATATAGTAATGGTAAAAATGAAACATCTGAAACAGCTGGAGCTACAGAAGAAATTCCAGCAGAAGCAACCCCAGAAGAACTTCCACCAGCATAAAAATAAAAAATAACAAATGGATGTATTAGATTTGTTTTTCAAAAAATATTCTTATAAATTTCCAAAAGGATATCCTGACATGAATAATGAGCAGGATATTTTATTATTGGAAAATATACTAAATGAATTAGATATAAAAATAAGTTTTAACGAAGTGAAAAAACCAATTGATTTTCTCTCAGATGAAGCTAAAAAAATAGCACAGAATGTTATTCAAAATTTGAATATTTCTGCAGATGATATTAAAGCTTTATCTAAAAATAAAATAGTAATTTTATCAGATGAACGTCAAAAGATATTTTCTGAATTAGAAAAATTAGGTTATAAACGAGATAGTAATATATCTGGTTCATCACAAGGAGGATTTAGAACTGATAATAATATTGAAATATTAGTTAAACCTAAATCAGCTCAAGGTGAAAAATCTGCTGGTAAGCAAAATGAATCATCGTTTTTAGATTTAATAAATAATAAAGTTAAAGAAAATGATGGTCCAATTACTGTGATTATCCAGAGTGATAAGAAAAAAATTAAATTTAATAATATAGAAGAAGCTAAAGATAGTTCAGTTGAAGGTGCTACACAATTTGCTAAAGCAGATGCTCAGTTAGTTGATGATGAAGGTGAAGTGATAGGTAATATATCACTTAAAAAACGTAATGCTGTTAGATGGGAAAGTTCAAAAACTAGAGAAATTGACGGTATTAATGTGTTTAAAAACTTTATTCAAAAAGTATCAAATAATGCATTTCCAAATGTAAGTTTAAAACCGCTTGATAAGAAAAATAAATTTAAATTATATAATCCTCAAACTAATAAAGTATTATCTAAAGTAATCATCAAAAATACTCCTCCAGATGTAGTTAATGATGTAATATTTGGTAATGATGTTCCTAAAACTATAGTTATTAAAGAAGATTTTGAAAACTTTTCTAATTATACTTTTGAAAACGGAGTTTTAGTTATTAATTGTTACAAAATATATACTGATGTTAAAGATGTTATGGGTACTGATGATGAACCAGTATATGCATTTTCAAATCATATTGGACAAGCATATGGTATCGAATTCAGATCATTCAGTAAAGGATTACTATACAAAGATGATTCATTAAAAGGTTCTAGTGAAGAAATAGATTTTAAAGATCTAAAATAAAAATATTTATTAGTATGGATAAATTAAGACAAATAATTAGAGAAGTGATACAGCAACGCAATCTTAAACCAGATTGTGGTTGTGGATGTAATGGTAAATGTGCTGAAGAAAAAGCACCAATGATAAATGAAAATTTATCACGTAAACCATTATTAAGTGAACACTTACAATACCATGTTGATAATAAAAAACCATTAACAGAAAATACATTTCGTTATGGCTCACCAGCATTTCTTGATTTATGGAAAGAAGCTAGAAAATTATACTCACGTAATTTACTTGAAGTATCAGGTTTAGATAAAGACATAATTGTTGAAACTAATTTAGGTGAATATGGTATATATGAAGGTCAAGAAGTACCATTAGATTTACCTATGATTGAAGAAGAATTAGATGAAAGTGTAGTAGCTGCAACCGCTGCGGCTATTGCTGCAAGATCAGCTTCTTCCTCCTCAAATAATGCTTTATCTACTTTAACCCCAGACCAATTGTTACTATTAGCAGTAATGGTAGGAGTACCATCACTCGCGGCTATTGTATATAATAGCGGTCTTGTTGATAAAGTAAAGAATTGGATAAATAATTATAAATTAAATGGAGTAATAAAACGTTTAAGAGA